GCGGATGGTTTTTTTACGGTCATTTGATGCGATTGATTTTTTTAGTCCAATAGATAACTGCCAAAATACCCGAAATAATACCAAGAATCCCCACGCCAAAGGTAACCAAAGGTTGATAAATTTGAGCGAAAGTGATGACCGCTGATGAACCCGTGATGGCGGTGGCGATTGCTGCGGTGGTATCATTGAGATTCTTCATTAGTATGGAAATGGGGGTGGAGGTGGTGGTGTGTATTCGCCTTGTGGTAAATCAAAGAGCCACATATATGGTGTGCCTTCAAACTCTGCCTTGTCTTGTTCAGATGCAAAAAAGAACCACACACCATTGATGTCGGCAACGCAGTTGATGAATTGGTAAGGGTTGACAAACTGCCCTTGTACCTCGTTGTATTGTTCGGGTGTTAGAATGTATCCTATCATTATACTTGTCGGCTAAGGGTTGTTTGAAACGCTTGTACTGCGGTGTAAAAGTCAGATGCTTGGGTGTCGGTTAAGCCGTCACCGATAGAAGCGAAGGCGTACTGTCTTGAAGAAAATAAAGCATTTGTACCATTATTATTCAATGCGCCTAAACTGAGTTTTTGATTAGGTCGTGAAGTTGATGTTTTATTGTCTGTATACGCCAAAGTTCCCGCCCTAAAAACTTTTGCAGTTGTTGATGCTATTCTACTAATTAATAATAAACTTGTAGTTGGAGTAAATGTTGGGCCTGGTGGGCCATCGCTTGAATTAATTCCTGAATAAGTCACATCGCCAAAATAATAAGATACAAAATGTGCTGGAGCATTTGAACCAAAATCAATAGTTGAACCCGATTGCAAATCAGTTCTTGAATAAACGCTAATATGCCCAGAATCTAATAAACCGCTTACGCTTGGATTATAGGTCGTATCCATAAACGCACTCGTTCCATTTGGCGTAACCCCCGTACTCGCAAAAGTCCAACCGCTACTAAACGTACCCGTAAAACTTGAACTCTTTAAGTTCTGCGCACACGCTGCCGCACTTGCTCCCACCATTGGATAAATGGCTTTCATTGGTGTCCATAGCGAATTGGCTTTTAATGCAATTACCAAACTATTCACCGCTTGTTTTTCCGTGTTTGTCAGCGAACCTCCCGCAGTTGTTACCCTATTAAAGAACGCAACCGCATCCGCATCAAAGGACGCAATTTGACTTGCTATTAATCCGTGACTTGCTAATATCATTACGCTATATCTCCAAATAAATACCACTCATTTTCCGCAATCTTAATCAAGGTCGCACCTGAATATTGAGCATTGAGTTTCAACTTTGCCCCGTTGCTTCGGATGGTTACGCCACTTGTTGCAACGATTGTTGTTTGACCTGCTCCGTATTGTGCCAAAAGGATTTGAGTGCCTGTGCTGAAAGCAACTGAACTATTCAAAGGGACTGTGAGATTGTTTGCACTTCCCACATTCATTTCAACCAATTTGTCCGCATCGCTCAAAACCAAAGTATATGAAGCGGTCTGTCTGTTGGTGGTGATCAGTTTATTGGTCTTTGAATCAATCTGCGTTTGTGCATTGCTTGTGAGCGAATTGATATATTGAAATTCTGTGCTTGTAACTGTGCCATCAGCAATTGCAGTTGCATCAATTCCACTTGCAGGTGCTACGCTGATATTACCACTACCCAAAAGCGAAGTGCTGTTGACGGTCTTGATGTTTGTACCCGATACCAAAGTATCCTGTTTGCTTGTAGCCAAACCCGAATACAAACTATTTACCGCATTGTCGCCCGTGTTTGTTCCGCTTGTGTTTTGGATGACAGTTAAATTGGCATCGGTTACATAGCGTTTATTGCTTGAATCTGCGATGTCTGCGGTGGTTGCATCTGCTCCAGCAGTTACCAAACCTTTTGCATCGTAGGTGATTTTTGTTTTTGTTGCCCCAGTGATGGCTGTGTTCTCATCTACCTTGCCATCGAGTGCAGTTTGTAAATCGGTTTGATTGGAAAGCGTTCCAGTTACACCACCCCACGCAACGGCTGAGCTGATAGCGATGTTTCCACTACCAAGAACTGATGTGCCGTTGATGGTCTTGATATTTGTTCCGCTGACAAGCGTATCTTGTTTGGCGTTTAATGCCGATTGTGTAGCACTTGAAACAGGCTTGTTTGCATCCGATGTGTTGTCAACATTGTTCAACGCCAATGCAGTTTTCAACGCTGAAGGAGTGATTTTCTTTGTCTCAGCTGCCGATGTATCAACAATTGGAAACAAATCCGATGCGTTGTCTACCGTGACAATTGTCGCTAATTGGGATATTTTTTGATCTGCCATTATAGTAAGATTTTATCACCACTTTCAAGAAGGCAGAAATCGCCACTTTCCAAAAGTAGATAGATGATTTGTGTGGGTTGTTCAATCTCGTAGATTTTCTCATTCAACGTCACCTCATAGTAGTTGCGAGTGACATCAAATTCAACCTTCAAGATTCCACTTTCAACCAATTCATTAGCCAACGCTGGAGACAAATTGGTTGATGATGTTTGTGCGTAAACTTGATATTCAAATTCACCGGCATCAAGCGTGAAGGTGCTACCCTCTACAACCGCAAATTGATTGTATCGCTCAGGGTGAGTTGAGATGTCCGACAAAATCACCGTTGTGAGTTCATTGCTCAAACGATGAGTGAAGGCAAACAGAAAATATGGATTGGTAATCGTGACTTTTTCGGTCAGCGTTAAATACCAATTTGTGGATTCTGCTTTATCAATTACTAACATCTCTTGAAAATAGCGAGATCAAAAATATGTAACAAAAAAAGGGAGAGCAATCGCCCTCCCTTCTTAGCCTATGAACAAAGAATCAATTAGATACCTAAAGCGGTAACAACAGAAGCTTGTAATTTGTAAGGTGCTTCCGCTTCGATAGCTGAAAGCGTAACTTCATAACCGTTGGAATCTCCCATCGCAGTACCTGTGTTCGCAACCATAGCGGTCACATCACATCCGTACTCCTTACCTACCAACCAATACTCATCGTTGTTGTTCTTAACGATGCAATAGCAACGACCTTGAGCAAGAAGCTTCATTTCGTTTCTTTTGGTGGTGGACAATCTGCGAAGTTTGAAAACAACATCCGATTGATTGAATGATGTTCCATTCTCCACGGAGACGTTGGTGGTGATTGTCAATGAACCAGTTCCTTTCGGAAGCTCGTAATCATAAACATCACCACTTGCAACGGTTGTGGCAGTTACTTCACCACTTGCAACGGTGAATTTTGAATCAACCCAACTTATCAAGTGGATTGATTTGATTCCGCCAACTGCGTCTTTGCAGTCAAGCGTGAATCCTTGTGTGAGTAAACAAGCCATTATTTAAAAGATTAAAGTGTGAAGTAAACGATTTCGCCAGGGAATGCAACCTGAACACCAGCCTTGAAAGTGAAACGAACACGAACTTCATCGTTGTCCTGTGAATACCACATCTTCACTTCTTCTTGCTCGTCAATCAAGTCAGTACCCATAAAGAAGTTTGACAAAGAACCAGCGTGAATCTTGTTAGTTCCGTTCAAACCACCTACACCAATAACTCTCATATTTGTACCGGGGTAAACCATTTCCATTGAAGTGGCAGCATCGGCCACGTAGTGGAACAAGTTAGCGTTCTTCAAGTTAACCAACATCAACTTGTAAACATCAATACCAACGAAACAAACCAAGTCAGTTTTTTCAGCAACGGCAGCTGGGATGTTAGCGTATACTTGATCCAAGATATCGTCTACGTTTGCAGCGGTGATTGAAGTGAAAGTGGTTGGAGCAGAGTTTGCCAATACAGGAGAAGCAGCAGCGATGATTTTGTTGAATCCATCGAAACGGTTCAAGTTAGGGTTACCACTTGCGGTGTCACCTTGCCACATTGCAACTTCCAAAGTTTGTGCAATAACGGCAGCCTTTTCAGCACCTACTTGCTCTTCAAATGGAATCATTGTTGGTGAACCAGGCATAATTTGTGTTTGCATCCACTTGGCTTCCAATGTTTTTGGGCAAAGGGTTTCTTCAACTTTTACAGCACCAACGGTGATGTTTCTTTGAGTGAAGGCAGTTGTACCTGATGGGTTGTAACCACATCCGTCAGCTTGAAAGAAAACGGTTGAAGCAAGGATGTTCAAAGCGGCAGCAGATTTGATACCTACTTGAACTTGGTTAGAAGATTGCAACAATGTTGCAGTTTTGCTCCCGAAAAGAGCTTTAACCAACAAATCAGTTGACTGTTCATTGGTGTAATTAGCGAGTGATCCTACTGAGAATGCCATAGTTTTATTTGTTTATTGCGTTTTTGAATTTTTTCAATGCTTCAAACTGGTCGTTTTTCTTGTTTGAAACGGGAGTTTTGATTGGGGTTTCACTTGGTAAGTCAGCAATCTTCTCAATCAAGTCAATTGCCTTGCTCATTGCTTCCTTGTGCTGGTTGTTAGATGTAGACAAAGCCACAACTTTTGCAGACAATTCAGCGATTGCAGATTCCAACTTTGATACAACGTCATTGAAATGGCTAACCGTTGCGAACTCTTCGGCTTCGATTTCGATTTCAATTTCGGGTTCAACGATTTCGGTAACCAAACCACCTACGGTTGTAACCAACAAACCACCTTCAACCTCGTGAGTTGCATCAGGTGCTGGAATAGAACCTTCAGCGGTTTGAACGAAGATGGCAGTTCCCACCGCCAATTCGCCTTCCCATTCAACGATTGTTCCATCAGTCAAAGTGGCGGTTGCCATCTCAACTTTGATTTCTTCTTCGGAGAATCCCAACATCGTGCGGATTTCCTTGAGTGTTTCTTTTGCGTTCATTTTGATATAAATTAGATTTTGTTTTTAATTGTTGCAATTTTACTTTCCATTCCACTTTGAAAGAATCTCTTTCATTGCTTCAATGAGTTGTTCTTCTTTGTCCTCGGGAAAGTCAAAAACTCCCTCCACGGAGAACCCTTTGAACTCACCTGATTTCACCTTTGCCCATACATCGTCATTGTCAATGAGGTATGAAACAAACCAACTGCCATCGGCAACTTCTTCAAATCCTTTTGGTGGCATCACACCACGCTCCCTATCAATGAGGTATGATTCAAACAAACTCACTCCATCGGCAATGGGTGTTTTGTGGTGTGTGTTGACTGCATTGTATTGGTTTGACCTTGCCCATTTTTTGGCAATTTTAAAGATGCTCTCTTTGTCAAATACGACATAGTATTCACCTCTCACTTCGTCTCTGCGATAGATGGGTAAATCAGCAATCATCGCTGCACCGGTAACGATTCTTTTCTCCTCGTCTTGGATAGCGAATTTGATAGGCGATTCGCTGAATGCTAAAAAGTCCTTTTGGATGGCTGCGTTTTCAACGAGAGAAACAAAGTCAATGCCTGTCTCCTCGTCAAATTCGTTGATGGTTAGTTTGTAAACTGGAAGTTTCATCGTCTTTAAATAGCGTTATTGAGTTACGGATACTTTTTTCAATGATGCCACACGACCTTGTGTGCGTGAAAT